CCATTACCGCCTGCAATCTCGTCTGTATCTGCACCAGTTTCTCCTGCTCCACACCGAAGAGGGAAGCTACTCCCACGCCTGTCGTCATGGCACCCGCCAGCCCGGACACAGTGTCCATCGTTGCTTTTATCTTCTTGTTGTCGTCAGAGAAAATACGTCCCTGGGTATTTATATCGCCCATACGGTCTTGCATATCACCCAGTTTTTTCATTGCGGCGGCATATTCCTCCGTTCCCTCCTTCATCCCCGCCATTTGTTCTTTCAGGTTGCGGATTTCCGTACGAAGCGCAATGTGTTTCTGGGCGGACTGCTCCACCTGCTTCTCCAACAAGGCAAGCTCCCCCTTCTCTTCTGCCAATACCTTCTTGGCAACTTCCAGGTCGGCAGCCAGTTCCATCTTCGCCTTGCCGGGGGATGCCTTGGACAACTGCTTTTCCAGCGACTTGATGTCCGCCTCTACCTGTTTCACCACATCGCTCTGTTCCTGCATACGAGCCTTGAAGTCAGCCGTAACCTGTTCTACGGTCCGGCCTACCTTTGAGGTGTCCCGGATGATTTCATCCAGTCCCTCTTTGGTTTTGTTCCTGGTAATTACGGTAAGTTCTACGGGTTCCATCAGTCTGCTGATATATGAGTTTGGAAGAAGGCGACCGGGTCTTTAGCCGTGGCGCACTCTTTTTGCATTTTCTTCATCATCTCTTTATACTGCCGTTTCTTCTGTTCCTCCGCCGAAACGTAGCGGGAAGCATCCTTAGCCATAAGCAGCAACATGGGATAAGGCACTTTCCACAGAATGTAGTCAATGCTCCAACCGGTTGCCGTAGCCACCCGCCATACTAAACCGAACGGGCTATGAGGGCCTTCCGTATATCCCTTTAACTCCCGTTGCATGAACGGCTCAGATTCGGCTTCATCGGATTCACCATTTCCACCGAGCTGATAATAGTCTGAAAAGACTTCGGGTCGAGCATGGTAAGCAACTGAAACATGGCTTCTTGCAGGAACATGGGGTGGACGCGCCAACGAAGCCACCAGGCAACGGGGCGGTTCAGTAACCTCCCCAGGAATTTACTTCGAACCAAGGTATAAGCAACAATACGGCTTATCGTAACTCCGTGTTCGGCAATGAACTGCATATTCTGCTCGAAAGTGTACTCCTTCATTTCGTTGTAAGTAACCCCCATCCGCAGATACAGGTTAGCGATACGCATCAGGTTGGCAAGCCCCGACGTCCGCATGATTACCCTGCGTGGTTTCCGCTTGCTATATAAGAACTTGAAAGGGCGGACGGGAACCGCCACACCCATATCAAGCATCAGTGCGGAAGCCTTCAACTGTTCCGTCTGTTCCATACGCTATCCCTCCTGGACAGCGGCCGTTTGCGGAGGAATGATGCGGTAGCGTGCCTTGTCCTTTTCCAAAGGTTTCAGACATTTCACGGTACAGTCATAGCTCAACACGCCGCTCATATTGATAGAATCGGCCAGTTCTCCACTCATCTTGGCACGGGGAATTTCAATCTTGTAGCCACTGACGCATTCCACCTCGAACGGGCCCTCCAAGTCCTTGAAGTCTGTGGGCGGTTCATAAGCGCCGTCCGCTGCGGCCACCGTACCTCCGAAAAGCTTTTTGCACATTTCCGGTGTCAACTGAATAAGCTTGAAGCCGAAAGCCGTGCTGCCGGGATTGCTGGTAAGCTCATCCACCGGGCCGTCATGCACCTGTGCGGCATAGATGGGAGTAGTCTGCTTGGCTTCACCTTTGGGTGACAGACCGTCCTGGCTAATCCATCCGATTTCTTCACTATTGAACTTCAATGTACCTATCCCGTAAATGAGTCCGTTGTTATCTTTTACAGCCATAATCTATATGCTATTTAATTACGTTTCAATCGCCGTTTTATCAGTATTAAGAGAAGTACGGCTACGGCTATCCGTCCTATCCATATTTGAAACCATTGGAAACCGGTTGGCTCCTGCACCACCTGCGGAGGTGGTTCTTCAACCGTTTCACCGGTTTCGTTGCGAATGCGTATCAGTTCTTCACGAAGTGCAATCACTTCACGCGCCAGGCTGTCGCAAGTAGAGGTTATTATCAGTGTATCACCCTGCCCACGCAGCACGGTTGCCGTTGCCTGTCCGCTCCGGGCACTATATCCCGCCCCCTCGGGCAATGCAGCCAGTTGGCTCATCGACAATTTTGTCTGCGCTACGCTTGCCGGAACCGGCAGAAGGGTCAGCACGGATTGTCTTACGCTTTGCAGGCTGTCGCTTAGCCGGCTGGATGCTGCTATCCGACCCGGACTTCTGCAACTCATTACGGATAGGGCAATCATCCCAATGACGGCAAGAAGTAGCTTTCGCCACTGTGCGGTCAAGCCGGGCAATGGCCCTGTAGAGTTTTCTGTTTTCATTCTGAATCTTGATTAATTCTTCACGGAACATATTGATGTTGTCCAGATAGGCGGCATCAATATCGGTTCCTTGACGTGCCTTGGATAACTTCCGGTTACGATACCAGTTGATTGCCTGAATCAGAAATCCACCGGGCAACGCATACATTATGATATTCCAAAGTACATCCATTGTTATACATCATTAGAGTAAATCCCAACCCGCCTGTACGTCCGCCATCACAGCAGGGACCCCATTCTCAACTTGCGATATGGCAGCGGCAAAAGCGCACATCGTGTTCCGGTCATTCACATCAGGAACATAACTTGAAGGTACATGCATCTCCCGGCATACACGGCTGATATATCCCGAAGTATTATTCTCCACCGGTGGTGCCCAACGATTGATGAAGTCCGCAACCGTACGGCATCCGTTCAACTTCCGGTAATTCTGTAACAACTTGATGAGTGCCCGGTACCCGTATGCCATTGATTTGAACTGGCAGAACGAACGGTCCTGCGAAGGGTGGACTTCGCCCTGCCACAGGGTGCGTGACAGGCGAATGTTCCCCGGGTTGTTATTCCTCAGTCCTCTGCTACTCATCCTGCGGTTTCGTTTCCGGGTTATCACCGGTGGATGGTGCGGCATTCCCGGCAGATTTGGCATCTTTAGGCACCTCCTTGATTTTGGCAAGCCCGCGGCTCACCAAATCTTCCGCACGCTCTTTCTCTACCTGCAATTCCGCACCTACAGGATATTGCGTCTTATGGTCGAACTTGTCCTGGAAGGCTTCCATGACAATCACGGTTATCAATAGTTTCTTTGCCATAGCTTCTACCTCCTTATCCTTCTATTACAGGTTTGAAAGCGCCGTCGGCACGCCAGTCCAGGGCGATGAATTCCTCGCCGAAGCCAATCTGCGTGTCCGCCTTCATCAGCATCTTGAAGAAATAGAGTTCACTGGCATTGGCCCACTTGTCAATCAGGATGACGTTTTCGTCGTCCTGCAAGTTTACGGCGGCGAAAAGGTTGCCGTTCATGCCGCTGTCGCAGATGGTAGCAACAATCAGCCCTTCCGGCCATTGGGCCAATACTTCAAACGGGATGCCTTTATAACGTTCCAGGTTGATATCCGTAGGAGTCGTGCCCTTGTTGGCGAGTTGCGTCAGTTCGTCATCGTACGTATCGAAGTCCGCCACGCTCATCAGGATGCGCAGGTTAGGATTGTTGCGCATGGTTACCGGAATCACCGTACGCAATTCCTTAAGACGTTGCAGCATGGTAGTACCCACTGTTTTCACTTTCACCACATCTGCATCTTTGGCGGCTTGTACCAGGATGCCGTCCATCAGCAGCATATCGTCCGAACCGTCTTCGTACTTGCCGTTGATATACTGGTAGCCCAGCTCATGCCCGACCTGTTTCAGAAGTTCACTCAGCAGCAGACTCTGGATATTGGGGGGCAACTGACGGAATACGAGATCGCCCGTCGGTTGGAAAGGACGCCAGATGTGCTCGAAAGCACGGGGGTTAAAGAGCGTAAACGCCATCATGTCTTTCGGCGTCAGTTTCTTTTCACTATAGGTGAAGTCACCCTTGCTGTCTGATTTTGCAGGGTCTTCCTTACGCTTTTGCAGCATCTTTCCCGTCTTTACACGCGGAATGCTGATTGAGCTGTTCACTCCGGGAATCACCATGATAAGCCCTTTGCTCACCAGCTCGTTGCCGGTAGTGGCGAGGGTCAGCACATGTTCCAGTACTTCTCCACCATAGTTGGTGGTATTCAATCCTTGAATTGGCATTGTCTTTAAATTCTTTAATTGTTAATTATTAATTTGCGCTTTGCGCATCACATTTTAATCTTCTGCCGTCCGCGTATCTGCGGCGCGCTGCCTGCACTGCGAACACTGCTTCCAACCTTTTTTCCAAAGTAAGTGGAGCCGCCCAATTTGGCATTCTTGGGGTTCTTAATCGGTACCATAGCGCGTCATTTTTTACGGTTGTCACGAATTTCTTTCATACGCTTGTCCCAGGCGCTTTCGTTTCCACCCGCACCGGGGGCCTCCAGTTTGTCTTTCAGCAGCTTTTTGGGTTTCAATGCCTTCAAGGCACTCATGCCGTCTTTGAAGTTTGCTTTCAGAATGTTCTTGTAGGTGTCCTTTTGGTCGGCACCGATACGGCCGTCTGTCACGGCATCGGTCACGGCAGAATCAATACGCTCTTCTTCCTGCTGTTGCAGTTGTTCTTTCAACTTGCCGTTCTCCTGTTCCAGGTCGTCGGCCTCATCTGCCCTCTTGGCTGTTTCACCCAGCTTGGCCATTACTGCCGTTTCGTCCGCACAGTTGGCAAATCGGGGAATCTTCTTGAAATCATCCAATTTCATTTTATCGGGGTTTTGTGGCTGTCGCTGCTCCAGCTCCAGCCGGTTAGTAAATATGCGGTATATATCATCCGTAGTGCTCTCGGCAGGTACGGACTCTACATCGTAGATGGCGTCAATCAATCCCAGTGACAGAGCTTCGTCCGCTTTCAGCCAATGGTCAGTTCCGTCGAAGTATGTGCCCTTCACCTCTTCCTTGTCCATGCTGCAGCGTCCGCCGATGATTTCGGCAATGGTATCCTCCAGGCTCTCAATGGTAGCTATCATATCCCGCAAGTCCTGCTTGTTGCCGTAACAACCACCGGAAACGTTGTGCAGCATCATACGGGCATAGCGGCTCATCTCTACGCGCTTTCCACACAAGGCTATCACACCGGCTATGCTGGCGGCAATGCCATCAATGTAAATGGTGACGTTGCTCTTGCACTGGCGTATGGCGTTGAAAATGGCAATGCCGGGGTAAACGTCGCCGCCGATGGAATTGATACGGATGTTCAGATTCTCATAGCTTCCGTCCAGGTACATCAGCTCGTTCACGATGTCCCGGCTGGCTATCCTGCCTTCGCCGCCCTCATCGCTGATTTCTCCGTAGAGCAGCAGGCAGGCGGTCTTTTCGTTAAGTATATTTTTGAATGCAGTCATGCGTTGTCGATTTATTTGCTGCAAACTTACGGTAGTAAGGGTAACCGCACAAAAAAGTGTGTAACGCTTGCGAGCAAGTAGGTAGTTCGTGCGGCATAGCTTGTAACTGCTCCGCGCTTTTTTCAGGTTCACATGCGGGATGATGAACTTTGCGTAAACTTAATCCTATAAAAATGGCAGATTTGACTACGCAACAGAAGAAAGACTATGCCCGCACCCTCTACCTGAAGGACAACCTCACGCAGCAGGAAATTGCAGACAAAGTGGGGGTGTCCCGGCAAACCATCATCCGGTGGGTGTCGGCAGAGAAATGGGAAGAGCTGAAGGCAGGCATGACGCTCACCCGGGAACAGCAGGTGGCGTCCCTGCATCGCCAGGTATCGGAGATAAACCGCGTTATCAGCGGACGAGAGGAAGGAAAACGTTTTGCCACAGCCGCAGAAGCGGATACCTTGAACAAACTGGCAACGGCCATCAAAAAGATGGAAACGGACGTGGGAATTTCAGATATCATCAGTGCAGGTATGAAGTTCATCAACTGGCTGCGTCCGTTCGACCTGGACAAAAGCAAGGAGTTTCTTCGTTTGTGGGACGCTTTTATAAAAGACAGCCTATGACACAGACGCAGAAAGACCGTGACGCGCTCCGGGAATGGGCGGTGTTCTACGAGGCGGGGCTTCGCCGCCGGAATTCGGACGTGAACCTGACGCAGGCGCAGATAGCCAGGGAGCGGGCACGGCTGGAGGCCGACCCGGTAGAATGGATAAAGTTCTTCTTCCCGGAGTACTGCAAGTTCGAGTTTGCCGATTTCCAAACGAAAGCCATACGCCGTTGCATCAAGAATGAAGAATGGTTTGAAGCACTCTCCTGGGCACGTGGCTTGGCCAAGAGTACAACGGTGATGTTCATCGTGATGTACCTGACACTTACCGGAAGAAAGTGCAATGTGATGATGGCGAGCGCCACGCAGGACAGCGCCACACGCCTGCTCGATCCTTATAAGAAGCAATTCGAGGAGAATGCACTGATACGTGCCTACTATGGCGTGCAGGTGAATCCCGGGAACTGGTGTGCCGAGGAGTTCGTCGCCAAATGCGGATGCTCGTTCCGTGCGGTAGGTGCGGGCAATGCGCCGCGCGGCAGCAGGAACGGTGCCATCCGACCGGATGTGCTGTTGGTGGATGACTTTGATACGGATGAAGCCGTGCGCAATCCGGACACGGTACAAAAGAACTGGGACTGGTGGGAAAAGGCATTATACGGCACGCGCGATACTGCCATAAAGACACTGATCATCTTCTGCGGCAATATCATCGCCCGTGACTGTTGCGTAGTGCGTGCCGGAGAAGCTGCCAACCATTGGGATATAGTGAACATACGCGATAAGGAGGGACGTAGCACATGGCCTGCCAAGAATACGGAGGAACAAATAGACACTGCACTCTCCAAAATCAGTACCGCCGCCCAGCAGACGGAGTACTTCAACAATCCGGTAACGGAGGGTGAAGTGTTCAAGGAACTGGTATATGGCAAAGTTCCGGATCTGAAAAAGTTTCCTTTCCTCGTCATCTACGGCGACCCCGCTCCGGGAGAAAACAAAAGCAAGAACAGCAGCACCAAAAGCTGCGTCCTCATGGGGCAGCTGAAGGACAAGGTTTATATCATCAATGCCCGGCTGGACCGCGGACTGAACTCCGAGTTCATCGACTGGTCCGTCCAGTTGCTGGAATACGTGGAAGCCAAGGTACCCGTATACTGCTACATGGAGAATAACAAGCTGCAAGACCCTTTCTTCCAACAAGTATTCAAACCGCTGGTAGGCAAGGTGCGACGCGAGCGGAACGTGCAACTCTACATCCATCCCGATGAAGACCGGAAGACTGACAAGGCCACCCGCATCGAGGCCAACCTGGAACCGCTGAACCGCGAAGGAAACCTCATCTTCAACGAGGCCGAGAAAAACAGTCCCCACATGAAACGCCTGGATGACCAATTCCGGCTCTTTACCCTGCGCCTAAAATTTCCTGCCGACGGCCCCGACTGCGCGGAGGGCGGTCTGCGTATCCTCAAAAAGAAAGTACAACAACTGGAACCGGTGACAGTGATTCATCATAATGCACGCCGGAACCCAAAACGACTGTGACAAGCTAATTAATAATTAATAATGAAAGAATTAAAATGAGCCAGTTTATTCACCCCGAAGATTACGACGCCAGCATCCACTCCGAAATACTGGCCAGGCTGACACGCGATGACGAGAGCATCGTCGAGATATGCGAAGACCGTGCCATTGCCGAAATGCGCGGTTACCTCAGTGCACGTTATGACGTGGATGCCATCTTCTCCGCCGAAGGCAAAAGCCGCAACCAGCTGGTGCTGATGATGGCGATAGACATCACCGTATATCACCTCTTCTGCATACACAACCCGCAGAAGTTGTCACAGATGCGTAAAGACCGCTATGAGCGTGCCGTGGAATGGCTGAAACAGGTAGCGGCATTTAAAATCACTATCGACGGGGCACCCAGGCTGCCGGAAGAAGAGCAGAAACAGAATGCGCCCTGGCTGATGGCAAGCAACCCAAAACGCACCAATCATCTTTGATGAATTAATAATGAAAGAATTAAAAATGAAAACTGTATGAGCACAAGAATCAAAAAGCTGTGGAGTTCCGTTTTTTACATGGCGAATAAAACTGCCAAAGAGAAGCAGCGCATTACCGAAGGCAGCAACGTCACCCGTCCGGGAGCAACCATTATATTGACGCAGCCCCAACGTTTCAGCATCGGGCTGGACGACTATATGCAGTCCATCCGGGGAGCGGAGAATGTGGACTTTACCCGTCGCGTCCGGTTATACGACATTTACAGTGAGAGTCTGATGGACCCGCACCTGTTTTCCGTTGTACAGAAGCGGAAGAGCGGTGTACTGGGACGAAAAATAGAGTTCCGTCGTAATGGTGTTGCTGACGATAAGGTAAACCGACAGATTGCTTCGCCCTGGTTCCTGCGTTTTCTGGGTGATGCGCTCGATGCCGAATACTGGGGATTTACGCTGGTGCAATTCTATATCAATGAGAAAGGGTGGATAGATTATTACCTGGTACCCCGCAAACATGTAGACCCGGTATTGCGGGTTATCAAGACACGGCAGGATGCCCTCATGGGCGAACCGTTCGATAACTATGCCGACCTGTTGATGATACGGGGAAAAGAACCGTTGGGAATCCTGGCACGTACCGCACCTTACGTCATCTACAAGCGGGGTACCATCGGCGACTGGGCACAACTGGCCGAAATATTCGGACGCCCCATCCGCAAATACACCTACGACGCCTCCGATCCCGAAGCCCGCAGGGCATCGCTCGAAGCAGCCGAAAGCCAGGGCGGAGCATCCGTATTCCTCTGCCCGGACGGCTCGAAACTGGAATTTATAGAACCCGGCAACCTCTCAGGAAGCAGTGACATGTATTCTGCTCTCACCGACCGATACAACGCTGAAATGAGTAAGGCGGTACTGGGCAACACACTTACCACCGAAGCCAGTAAAACGGGCACACAGGCATTGGGAACCGTACATAACAAAGTAGAGCTGGAATTGATAGAGCAGGATGCACTCTCCATTCTGAACCTGTTGAATTACGACATGACCGAACAGTTTGCCGCCCTGGGTATCAACACGCAGGGCGGAGAGTTCGTATATGTGGAGGAAGCAGACCTTGGGCAAGTAAAGACGAAAGCAGAACTCTTGGAAAAAGCCGTCAACGTATTCGGCCTGCCAATGGCGGATGATTATCTGTATGAGCAGCTGAACATCGAAAAGCCCAACAACTACGAGCAACTGAAAGCTGAAATGGAGAAAAAGAAAAAGGATTCCAATCCGTTCGCCCCACTTGCCACGCCACCCGTTGGCGACTACCGCAGGAGGAAGTGGCAGGGAAACGCCCTAAAAACCGTGCCCGCTCTTTTTTCGGGCACGCCCCGCAGACAGACGGGGCTTTAGACTGGTAATGAACGGCCTCTACTATAAGGATCAACGACTACCTGCTCAGGATGAAGTAGACTATATGTCCGGGGCAGCTACACCCTTGCAATGCAAAACTGATGATGGCGTAAGTACCGCCTTCGTCTTCGACAACAAAGCCCTGCAGCGTGCCCTGAAGCGTATCTACGAACAGGATTTCCACCCTATGACGGAGATAGAGGAAAATCTATTCAATGAAACCTTCCGAGCTTTTACAGAGGCGTCCGACAAAGGTATCGGCAGCAGGGAACTCACTCCGGACTTCCGCACCAAGATGGAAACGGGCAACGCCGTCTTCTCCGCCTTCAAGGTACACCGCATGCAGAACGACATCGCCACGCAACTCTACGACTCGAACGGTGTTTTAAAACCGTTTGAACAGTGGAAAAAGGATGTTCATCCCATGCTCGACCATCATGTGCGCCACTGGCTTCGGACGGAGTATAACACCGCCGTCATTCGTGCCCGCCAGGCTGCGGACTGGCAACGCTTCGAGCAATATGCCGACATCCTGCCAAACTTAGAATGGATGCCCAGTACCAGTGCCCATCCCGGAGCCGACCACAAAGTATTCTGGGGAACCATCTTGCCAATACATCATCCGTTCTGGAAAGCTCACCGCCCTGGTGACCGGTGGAACTGCAAATGTTCGCTCTCTGCCACTGATGCGACGCCCACCGGTGCGCCTCGTGAAAGCAATGCGCCCGGGAATCAACCCGCACCGGGACTGGATAACAACCCCGGCATAGACGGGAAGCTGTTTGGGGACTCGCACCCCTACATAGCCAATGGGTACGAGGGGGCAAAGGAAGCGGTGAAAGCGTTTCTGAAAGAGAAGTTTCCGGACTATGCCAGGGTCAAAGTAGAGCCGCGCCACGACCAGGATAGGAAGTACTCGGAGCGTACCAAAGAACTGAAACAGGAGGCGGCACGGTCCGTCAAAGGCATGGAACTTGTCAACAGGGAGTTCCGCCATAAGATTCAGATAGGACAGAAGAACGTGAAGGAATGGTTGAACCAGCCTCATGAGCACTACGCCCACAAGAATGAAATGATTCTCATGATTGACGAGGTTTTCAGAAAAGCGAAGTATATAGGTGCTGTCTCCAGATACAAGGATATTCCTAAATTGGTGCAGTCCCACTTGTTTGAAATCAAAATACTGGGTGATAAAAGTTGGATAATCGTTCGTGAATATGAGGACGGAAGTTACAGGCTACACAGCATCACCGACTCGGACAAGATATTGCAACACCTGAAAAAAGAAAGGAGCTAAAACAAACCTCGTCGGGACTACAACCCGACACTGGAATATTTTAACTCCTTTCCTATGGCACAAAAATACATCTATTTATTTAATAAACAATGGATATACAAGAATTTAACCGTAAAATCTCCCAAAATCGAAAACAGATAGAGGAATTCTGCCGACGCAAGATGCCCGTTCTGGCCGGAAACATTGCCAAGCGCCACATCGAAGAGGACTTCAGCAAAGGCGGATTCACCTACAACGGTTTCCGTAAATGGCAGGAGACGAAACGGCAGAAAAGCGGAGGTGCCGATGCCGGTTCCCGGTACGGGCCTCTGCTTTCCGGCAGAAACCTCCTGGCAGGCAGCATTGAATACACGCCGGGAGACGGCGTAGTGACTGTCTTCACCCGCGCCCCATACGCGGGTGTGCACAACTGGGGCGGCATCCTGCAACCCACCGTCACTCCCCAAATGCGGAAGTTTGCCTGGGCGCAGCATTACAAGGAAGCTGGAGACGACAAGAAGAAAGATACCTTCTGGAAGCGCCTGGCGCTTACCAAGAAGACCAAGCTCACCGTCCGCATCCCCCAACGACAGTTCATCAGCAAAGAGCCGGGACCGGAACTGGCGAAGAAGATAGATAATAAACTGGAGCAGGAAATCAGAAAGATAATATATCAGTAAAAGAAATTAGCACATTAGCGCATTATTCACATTAGCATATTATATATTATGGAACAACTATTCAATGACCTTCAAAGGCAGATTGCCGACAAGATGGGGGCTTTCGTCTCCCTTATCGATGAAGACTGCGGGCAACTGGAAGCCCTTGCAAACGGTGAAGACCAGTACCCCGTAACCTTTCCCTGCATCCTCATCGGCGTGCCGGAAACAAAGTGGGAAACTTTGAACGCAGCCACGCAGCAAGGGAAACTCATCCTGACCGTCCGCATGGCTTTTGACTGCTACGATGACACTCATTACGGCAGCAGCCAGGAGCAAAAAGCCGCTGAACGCCTGAGCCGTGCAAGGCAACTGAACAGCTATCTGCACGGTTGGCGGTTCGAGGGATGTGACCGGGTTATGGAACGCACCTTCAGCCGGCAGTTCTCACTGCCCGGTGGCATCAAGGTGTACGAACACCAATATAGTACAGTTGTAATGGAAGATGTTCAGAACAACGACAGCTGACGCTGCAAATCATTCTGCTGCCGGATGATGCGTGGATCGGCACTAGCGTTAATGATGTTGTAGAAAGTCTTTTCGCAGATAGGATAAACAGGCCAGATATACCGGCGAAGAATTTCACGGTTGCTGAGCCCGCTACGGCTGTATTCGTCGTAGATGCGGAGAATTTCCTTCACCCGGTGTGCATAACTACGCCCGACAATGGAACGATGATATTTCTTCATACCCTTAAAAACTGATTTGTGATTACCCTGAAACAGTCTGAAATCCTGATACAAAAATAACCATAATAACACATTAATGCAACAAATGCGCCGGAAAATCACCCATTACCACACCGTCCGGTATGTTTACCACACCTTTGCCCCGTCTTTTTCGCGAAAAGACAGCTTTCATTATTAATTCTTTAATTTACAAAGTTATGGTAAACTATTCCCTTGCTCTGATGAGCAGCAAACCGGGCGACGACAAAGCCGCCAAACTATTCTATGCCAAGGCACAGGCCAGCGGCGAGATAACCATGGACGAAATGGCGGAGCAAATCTCATACGCCACCTCGCTGACAGACGGTGATGTGCTGAATGCCATCCGTGCCCTTATCAAACAGGTCAACCTGAATCTGGCGGCAGGCAAGATTGTCCGTCTCGAGAACTTCGGCACATTCCAGATTCAGCTCTGTAGTGACGGCGCTGAAACTGAAAAGAAATTCACCAGCGCCAATATCACCGGTGCGCACATCCAGTTCCGCCCCGGACGTCCCATCAAGGCGGCCACCCGTGCGGGCGAAGGCGGGCTCACTTTCAAGCGTGTAGCCAAACTGGGCGAAGCACCCTTGCCCGATGGCAACCCGGGCAGTGGTACCGGAGGTGACGGCGAAGATCAGGAAGAGAACCCGCTGGGCTGACAACGGCCTGCTACGTGGTAGTGCCCCAACTACCTCCAAGTAAATGACCGACTACCCGTAAGTAGTGAGCTGGCTACCTACGGGTAGTTTTTTTACCCTGCCACACAGTGATTTTAAATTGTACTTTATAAATGACTAAATTGTAAACGAAATGATACACGCAATCTATATGAGCGACCTGGCGCAAGCCTATTTTCCGCGCTCCACACCCCGCAGCGCCAGTGCGCAGCTGCACCGATGGATAAAACTAAACACTGACCTGCAAAGAGAACTGGAAGCCCTCTGCTACAAGCCACGACAACGGGCGCTGACACCCAAGCAGCACGAGGCGATCGTCCGACGGTTGGGGGAGCCGGGGGAGTGAAATAGGTACGAGCACGAGCTACAAGATACGAGGCTCGGACAAAAAGAAAAGCCGCTGACGGGATGACCGTTGGCGGCTTTTGCTGTTATATTTATCATTTCTTGAAGAAAATACATAGAGTGCAAGAAAATTGCACAAGTATGAATTTATATTTGTGGATTATTAATCTATTAAAAACTTATATTTATGAAAGAAGTTGTATTAGCCGTTTTCGAATTATTGAAAGTTACCGGAGATAATGAAAGAATGTTCGTAAGAACCATATTGATTGCCACTATATGTTATTCTTTTGTAGCATTTCTATATCTCCCCTCCTTTCAAGACAACCCGTTGCATATTTCAGTTCTTGTAGCTATGGGTGGCTCTACTCTTTTTACCCTCTTCCTGTACCTTCCGGCTCTGAACATAGCAGAGAAAAAGTTAGACTTTACTCATAATCTCTTAATTTTCTCACATGTATTGACGGCATCCGTCTTGTATGTAGTCAATATGTTGTGCGACATCAATAACTTATCTCTATATTTAGCCGTTTGGCAGTTTACACCTTTATTTACTGCCTTACTATTATTCACAATGGATTCTTTTATTACACGTATAAGGAAAAGAGATAAGAAAGCACAAGAAGAGCAGAACTCCAGAGATTGAAACAAAAAGCCGCTACAACAGGCATAAAGCTGTGTAGCGGCTTCTCTATTTATGAAAGAACGCAATCTTTCGGTTTTACATCCAATAGCGTATCACGAAGCATACGCAAGTAGGCTATATAGTCACACGATTCTACAGCCTGTCCGTCTTGACTCAGATTTGAGTAAATATAGGTAAACATCGCATCTTCTACAGCTTTGGCTATTTCCTTTGGATTTCAGTTTGCAACAATATCCTGCAAATAGGACATATCTAAATTATCAGATGGTATACTCATATCAAATGGCTTTGACTTCTTCAATGGCACATCGTAAACCAAGGAGAAAATCAACGCAATCTTTCAGATAGAATTCTTCTACTCCTTGTTTATCAACTTCAAGAAACCATTGCGTAAGTTGAACTATGACTGAATTTATTTGAGATACAGCCTTATCAGGCGATACCATACACTGAAAATAACCTTCTAACTCGGATAAATCGTATTTCTGTTCCATAATAAACCTCCTTAATTATTGACGGACTAAGAATTTCAGATTCAGCATGGCTTCCGCATCTTTCCGTATCGACAGAAGTTCGTCCTTGTTGTCGCTGAATGCGTCAAGCTCTCTTATTCTTTTGACAAGCAACTGTATGCTGCGACATGCAAGCAAGACTACAGAGGCCAAATCATCTGCCAACAGCTCGTCCGAAGCCTTCTGCATGGCATGATCCGAAAAGTTCATCTTCACCATATTGCCGTTCTTGTCTTGCTTGTACATCGGAAGGTCTCGGTTGATAACTTTCTTGAAGACTTCTGCAAAAGAGGTCTTTGCCTGTTTTTTCAGAGCGAGGGTTAAGACACCCAACTGTTCCGGGATAGTTTCCAGTACGATATCTCTCCAGTCATCCGAGACTAAATCGCACACAACCGTATAACACTTCAAGTCTTCATAAGTGAGGCCTTGTGCACGGATATTCCCCTCACTGTCGTAGTCGCTTTCATCTCCACCATAGTCCTTAATGGCTTCAATGCGTTTCGATGATGCGTAATACTCCCAGCTGGAGTTGAACTCATTCTCATACTCTTCAAGTATTTCCATCCATTGATGTAACTTTTTGATGACACCGTGCAGGTACATCTCCCAAAGGCAGGTTTCATGGAATAATCCAAGGTCTTGTTCCTTGCTTTCCAATAGTTCGAATGTAGCAGGCGCAGATACGAGCCTGACTATATCCAATTTGGAAAAGATTTCATTGAATAATATGGCAAGGTTACTGCTATCTTCTATACGAGAAAATCTGTCATACGCTCTCATAGCCTAATCCTCCCATGATTTAAAGTCCAACGTTCCTTGTTGCTTGTCGATGTCAATCTTGTACTGGTACATTGACTGTTTGTTGTGGTTAAGCTGGTGTCTCAGTTCGATGTAATGGCAAAGCCTTGTGCTCATGCGCCACGAACCGCCGGTCCAGATGTATTCGTAAGGGTAATGCGCTTTATAAGAATAGAAAGCGTTCGGGGATAGTTTGTAAACTGCGCAGAAATCTTCCAGGGAAACAAAGCGCCGGTCTTCAAATGGGGTGGTATTAAGGATAATCTTGCGTCCTTCCAGTACGTCAACCAAGAGAGTGTCAACATCAATAGCCAGTTCTTCGTCCACCCATTGGGCAAAACGCACTGCAATACGTCGGTCATATACCCATGTACCCTGCAATTGAGGACTACCTCCTTGTCTAACTTCCACTAAGTCAGCCGTTAGGATTTTTGTCCTAACGGAAATTGCTTGTAAATAACGTTGTGTGCTTTCTGTGCTGAACCAGTCCTTAGGCAACTTGCCGTAAGGTTTTGCCATCGCCGTGAGGTTTACAGCAAGACGTCCGTTTCTAACTTCCACTGGAAAGGTGGTTTTGCCTACCGTAATTACCTGTAATTCGGTAGCGGTTTCATTTTCTTTTTTCATAAATCTATAAGTTATTAAGCATTTGTGCGGATAAAAGAAAGCGGTACCCGCACACTAACCCGCTGCTTAAAGTCCTTATAGAGAGGCTCGCATACACCATTACAATGTATGCACGGGGTGTGAGATACCGCCATATCAGAAAGCTCGCATAAGGGCATAAAAAAAGCCCATAAGCAACACTAATGGACGGACGCTCCGCCTCTCTATATAAAACTTTAAGCGCTGCAAACATACGAACTATTTTTCTATTCATCAACACAAATGGCATTAAAAAAAATGCTCATCCACTCTTTAAAGATACGAAAAAACAGGGAGAGTGGCAAGCGAAATGCCCTGTTTATCGGGGTTGTAAGGAGGTTTATTAAAGAGAGTTTTTTCGTTATTTATTCTTCATTAAAGCAGGGCTTCACCTGTCCGTCCGGCACCCATTCCACCGTAACAATGCCTTTCACCTGTCCGGTACCACCGCACTTGGGGCAAGGTATCTTTACCCGTTCATGAATGATGTCCGGGTTCCAAAACCAACCATTGCCGTGGCAGTAACCGCAGGCATAGCCGGTATAGTATCCCACGGTTTCCTTGCCAACGCCAAAGCCGGGAGAAGTTATTAGTGCTATTTCTCTTTTCTCGCTCATGGGGCTTATTCAATGTAATAGGTTTGAACCATCATCTGATTGCGGAAGATGTGTATCACCGTTTTGCCTTCATCATGCCGGAGTTCGGTTTCCACAAAGCTGCGGCGGATGTCGCCTTTCTCCATTAATGAACGGATTTCAGCATCGATGAACGATTTCAGGTTACGGAAATCCTGCTCATTTCCTTTCAGTCCGGTGGCATCCAGCTGGCTGACCGCCAACTGGAGCTTAAGAAGCCAAAGCGGCTTGTCATTGGGAATACTTGATTTGTAAGTTATCTTTGCCATTATTTTTCCGTTTTGAGAATTATTTTTGGTTTGTTACTTCATACCCCTTTCCTCTGAGATACATTGCTATATATTCATTGTTCCCGACATCTTCAAGGACATCAAAAAGGTAGGCACTTATATACTTGGCTACTGCATCCGCATTTGCGTAATCAATGTTTTGCGAAATAAACTTCGCTTTCTCTGTTCTTCCTAAACCTCTGAAGGCTTCTTCAATTTTGCTCATTTCTGTGTAAATTATGATAATATTTCAGTTGTCTTTCTCAATATCTCCCAAGAGCCACTTGCATCGCCCTCACTTTCGCAAAGTGCTATCCTCAACTGCGTTGCCAAATACCTCGTGGCTTTTGCCAACCGTTGCACATCTTCGGGAACTTGCATATCATTATCAAGTGCAGTACGTCCCAATATTTCCGTTATTTTTAATTCCAATTCATTCATAATTATCTTGTTTTACTCTTTAATATCTTCTGGGTATTGCCCTGTTATTGACTTGAAGAAGATGGATTCAACTTCTCCTTTCGTCCACTTATGGTAATTGTTGTGTACGTCACAAGCCTTGCGACATGCTTCTTCTGAGTCATAAGTTAAGGGCAACACAGGAACATAACCATTGCCTACGATGTAAGCTGCTATTACATGGTCAGCCTCTTCTTCTTGTACTGGGTACATCGGGTAAACCAAGTTACCACAGTGATCTTTCTTTTCATATCCATATTCCATAATATTCCTTTCTATCTTGTTTTCCAGCCATTCAACCGGTAGACCTCACGCCGGGCTTCCTCTTTCGTGAGGAACTGCCCGACTTTGGTCCCGGTGGAACCGGTGGCGTCGCGCCGGATACGGTACACCACCCAGTTCCTGCCATGCGGCCGGTATTCGTAATATTCTTCAGGCAGATTGCTGCGCATCATTCTCTTTCTTGGGTTCCACATAGAAAGTCCCTTCCTGTACAACCTGTACGCCGATCTTCGGGAAAAACTCGGCTACTTTCGGGTTGTCCCGGTCAGCCAAAAGTTTGTCTTTTGCCAGCTCGTCCGTTGTACGGATATATTGCGGCAACAATTCCTTGCAGATGTTGGTTACTGCTGCCCAGGTAAAACCTTTCAGGTTCTTCAGCTTCGGTGTGCCGGTACGGAAACCGAATACGCCATGAGCACTCTCGAGGCTTTTCCGCTTGGAGAACAACTCTTCCTTGTTTTCTACGGCGTACGCCTGCATGATGTCAAAGTTCTTTTCCTTCGTGGCAGACAGCTCTGCCAACTGATCCGCATATTTCTCGCGGATACGCGTCATCTCAATATCCATTTTTGAGGTAAGGTTCTGTACTTTGGCGTCGGCCGCTGCGAAGTCTGCGAATGCCTGTTCTGCTTGCTCGCGGGTGATACCGCTGACTACTGTTTTCTTTGTTCTTGCCATAATAAATGTTTTTATAGGGTTAATAATGTAATTTCGTCCTTCTGTCCCGGTTCTGCTTGCGCCAGCGCTCCTTGGCGGCTGCCGTCTTGGCTGGGGTACTGTTTCCGTCCTGTTCCTGTTCCAGATGGGCGAGTCGTATCTGCTCGGCCCTGTACTCGTCAAGCAACCGGTCGAATTCGGCCACCGGAAGAGGAACGGGACTTCCAAGCAGTTTTTCTTCCAGGATATTGATGCGTCCGCGGCATTCGGAAAGCCGGTTCTCCAATTCCCGGTAACGTTCGGTGGTGTTGTAGGCGGCAGGCATGGTTATAATGTATCGCGAAGTTTCCTGATTTTCTTATCCAGTTCCCGGCGGCTGTAATAAGTGAACTTTCCTTTCCTATAACTGTGTACCAGTCCGCGGGAGGCATAGCCCTTGATTGTATTCTTGCCGCATGAGAGGTAACGGCAGGCCTCGTTCTGTTTCATCATGTCATCCATATCGGCATCCTCGGGCAATGGAAGAGGCGTACAATCACCGGGAGCAGCTTTACGGCGTAAACCTGTCCAATGTTCCAGGCGTTCGATGCGGGCCAGTAAACGGTTGAACTCTTTGCGTGAGAGCATTATCGTATCACCCTCTTCGTCTACTACACCTAATGTTCCGATGGCGGCAAAGTCCGCCGCTGTCATGTTCTGTACATCCGGTATCAGTTCTTCCAGACCGATATGTCCGGCAGAAAACCGGGCGGCATCGCGGGCGGCGAAGAACATCTCTTCGTCACGATTCTCTTCTGCAACTTCCATGACGTATTTCTGGAATACCTGTTGTTCGGTCATGCTGCCCTGCAATACCTCGGCCTGTACAAGACTGAGCCGGTCGGCTTTACGAGTCAATATCGCCACAGCCTGTTTGATTTCATTTTTCGTTCTCATATTGTTTCATTTTTCTGTTTCTTTTCCTCACGCCGCATCCAAGCTTCCAGCTGCTTCTTGGTATCCTGTAACTCCCACAGTTTCATGGTGGTAACATCCTTGCGCGCCTTGCTGTATTTCCTCGCCCACATATTGAGCTTCGCAACGTTCATCCGGTATTCGTCTTCATTGTCACTGGTGAAACCCTGATTGAGCTGCGGTATCATGAAAGAAAGGCGGTAGATGTCGCGGAACACACTTTTCGCTTCCGCCAGTTGCATCGCCCTTGTTTTTTCATCCGGTGGGTTCAGCCTTTCCAACAGCTGCCGCGCCTCGTGCATCGTCAGTTCCCGGCTGCTTGCCGTACGTCCGGAAGTGAATTCATAGATGCATCCATGCCTGGCATCGTCATCCATACCGATGCGGCGGAAAGTTGCGTGCAAAGCTTTGAGCTGCTGCGACGTAATGGATTTATTTTTGGTCGTTTTCATAATAGGTCTGTCTGTCACTGAACATTAATAATCATTCATTACTTTCTCCCCAGTATCTCGCCGCCATTTCCGGCCAGATATCGAAGTGCCCCACAGGTCCGATAAAACGCCCTTTGCTGAAAGCGCGGTATCCTTCGACGTATATCTTCAGTGTGGCATCGAACATCACACTTTTACCGCTGCGTCCGGTGGGTAGTCGTCCGGTAGCATGGCTGATGAAGATAATCAGCTTGTTGCGGTGTTGCTCCTTGAATTCTATATATTGCCGATAGGTCATCTGCGTGTACTGGAAACTGTCGATAACCACAAAGTCAGGCGATTTCTGACGCTTCAACCGCAAACTGAGCTGCTCAATGCTTTCGTTGTCGATTAGCAGAAAACGGCGGTTAACTTCCATCATGCCGAAGCGCCGGAGCGTGTCCTGCATGGTGAGACATGCTCCCTCTTCCATACTGTTGTAAGCCACACGTCCGAAACGGCAGAGGTACTTACAGAGCTGCATTACAAACGAGGTTTTGCCGTTACCGGAATTTCCCCAGACAAACCATACCCCGCGGCGTTCCGGTGTACCGAAAGCGTCATGCCACGCATCTTTGAAATCCAGCGTATCGAACTTCATCGAAAGCATTTCACGTACCCCTTTAGCATTTCGGTCAAAGGTTATCTTTTTCTCCTTTTCCCCTGCAGCATCTTCATATCTTACATTCATTCTTCATCCCTCCCTTTCTGCTGCTCGGCACGCCGTTTTTGTGCATGAACTACACGTTTAACCCGGCGCAGGTCATTATCACAGGCCTCCACATCTTTCATTACACGCTTTATCTCAGCTTCATTTGTCAATCCGTTGGCCTGACAAATGGCGTATATATCATTGCGGCTGGTAGCATTCAAGTCGAAGAATTTGCGGCCTATGCGGCTATTGATTTCCTTGTAGCCTTTCTTGTTGTAACGCAGCCCGTTGTCCACGCGGCGCTTGATGTAGTCGGTGCTCATAAAGACAATGCCGGCACGCCCTTCGAGACGGTTGTAGATGCTGATGAAGTAGTTCAGCACGCAGTCTGTCAGCTTGTCGCCCTCATCAAAAATAAGCAGCGGGTTCTGCAGGAAACCAATCATGCCAAGAGCATAATCCAGCATGTCACGCAAATTGTTGGTGCTGTCAGTAGGCGCGCCTACCTGCTTGGCTATTTCCCGGACAAAATCACTGCGTCTCATGTCTTCCGAGCAAAGGATATAGAACACGTTACGGTGTGTACGGCGGAACTCTATGGCGGCGGTAGTCTTGCCGCATCCGGCATCGCCCACCATCCAGGTGACGTTCTTGTACGTCTGGGCATCGGCCAGTACATAAGTGGCAAGGCGGTAATTGTCGCTCTCACAGATAGTCCAGTGCTCGAAGCTGAAACCGATCTGTGCGGCTATGCGGCTGAACATGTCATCGCTGATACTTTCATACTTGGTGTTTAAAATCTGGCTTACCACAGCCGCGCTGACTCCCTGCAGGCTCTCGCTGGCGCGGTTACGGCTGGGAAAATTCTCACAGTAGCCCATCAGTGCATCGCGGATATTGTCTTTGTCTTGTCTGGTTAATCCTTTCATAGTTTGAATAGTATTTAATTGATTATTGATTATTGTTTAAAATCTGTCCAATGCCAGCTCATCCAGTGTCATATTGGAAAGTGCCTTGGTATATTCCCCTACAGTGGAATAATCGGCTTCATTATAGATTTCGGTTTCCTCCTGTTTGCGTTTCTCCGGTAGGGAGAGAGGAACGGAAAGTTTACCATGATCATACCTTTCACGACATTCGTCCATTTTCTTCCTGCTGAGATTTTTAGGTTTCGGGGTGGAAAGGCCGAAAAGTTCGGCTGCAATACGCTCGTCAAGGTCAAACCGTTCGCCTTCCAGTTGGATGGCGGCCATGGTCTCCTTGTTGCGCTCAATGGTACGCCGCATGAAGCCGCTTTCCTCAGGAGTACGTTCCTGGGTGGCCCGACTAACAGAAACTTTTGGAGTGGCAGTGGCACTATACTTGGCACCGGTGGCGGTATTACGCCACAATTCCACGCGGGTCATGTCCATGGGATCATACATTACAGTGAATTCACGTCCGGTATTGCGGAGCGCCCAGGCTTCATCGCGCAGACCGTCGGCTGCATATACATCATAGTGGTATTGCTGTTTGTCAATCTCAAACCGCAGGCCATAATTGGTGTACGTTACAGCTTTGGGATGACACAGCCAGAACATCCTCATCATGTCGATTTCATTAACAGGCACAGCCTCGGGGTTCTCGCTCATACGATACATCTCCATGTGAGGAATACCGGTGGCAAAGTGCTTTTCCTCATTGTTCCATCGGTTACGGCATTCCTTGTAAATAGCCTTCAGCTCCTCGAGTGTGGGAAGCGCATAGGCATTCTCCTCTATGAATTCCAGGTTGGGCTTACTATTCAGTTTTTTGGTATTCACATTCTGTCCTGTGAAATGCCAAATGGCATGAAGAACCTGCGCCTGAAAACGGTAGAAAGCATTTTCGATCGTTTTGGATTGTCCGTTATAGGGCATCGTGGAGCGATGAAGTATCGTAAGACGTTGGAAGAAACCTGCTGCATCACCTTTCTTATGTCCGCCCTGGTTATCAGTCACAATCTCATAAGGACGGCTGCCGGAGACTTCAACGGCCATACGGTAAGCTCGGTACTGGCTGTCAAAATTCTCATTCGGGGATATGTCATACCCAAGCAAAGTCTCACTGTAAGCGTCCATCACTTCATATACGCTGGTGGTACACATCTTTCCTTGTTCATTTTTGTAGTAGAGATTTAGTTTGGTACCATCGCCATACCATAATGCATCACGCATCTGCGGGAGGCTGGTCTTCATCAGACTGGCATACTTGGCTTTCCACTTCTGCATGCCGTATACGGCCGCATACCACATCGGCATTACAGCCGGATCATTAAGATAGTTCTTTATGGTAGTAGGTGATTTGATGATATTCAACCCGCGTTCTACTGCCTGACGGTTATACTCATCGAAGATCTGCGCCTCGGTATAGCGGGGAACAATGCTCCGACGAAGTTTCAGCAACAGACGGGCCACTTCGGGAACTACCACACGTGCCGCCTGGTTGCCCGTATTCTTGTTTACAAGGGCGATATATCCTGCCTTCTTGTAAGCGTTGAATTTCTCGCGGAGACGGGTTGCGGGCAGTGTATGCCCATAGCGTTCGCGCAGCTTTTCACATGTGCCTTGCACCGTTTCCCACACGATGGATTTACGGCTGTAACCGCACTTGCTATGCAAGGCTCCGGTCTCTTTCTCCACGCGGATCAGTTCATTCATCACCTCGGCATTCAGTACATATTCTGCCTGACGTTCCAGTGAGATGGCGGGGCGGTAGGTCTTATAAAACTCTACAGCTTTACTGTCACTACGGATGATATTGCTCATTAGTTGTTTTTTCATTTCTTCCAAAGCATTGGGATAAAGTCTGTCATATGCCTCACGAATAAGGGTAGGAAGACTGGTGTAGTCTATGAGAGCATAGGAACCGGCTCCTTTTCCGGGACGTACAACCCGAAGCTTGCCTTCACGTACTTTTTTATCGTAGTTTGGTTTACTCAATATTCTTCCTTGCGAAACCAGTTCAGGGAAAGTGACACACTTTATTTTACCGTACATTTCCATAATCAGAAACTTTTCTCTTTTATTTGTGCAAGCCCCGGCGTCGAACCGGGGAGTCGGCCGCTTCCGCATGATAAGGGAAACTCCGGACTTGCTGAACAAACTGTTCCTAAACAGTTGCGGTATCCGTTTTATCCGGTATACAAAGTGATATCGCCACGATAACCGATAATACGATGATTACAAACGCATTGCAGCTGTCCGCATCCGTTGTGTCAACATTGGTTCCCAGCCACATGCCATAGGTCATGCCCACGACTGCGGCAATCTTCTGAATTGTTCTCCAGGTTTTCATATTTTGTAAAGCTTAAGAGTTTTGTTCAATGAAATCATCCAAGTCGTAAAACACGGTAATGCCATCGGGCAAGGTTACGGGCTCCCAGTCTTCATCACCCGAATACTCAATATCCATGCATACCCGGTCATTCTCCGAATACAGCATAGCACTGTGCTTCGCCATTAGTTCCCGAAGCTCCTCCAAGAACGCCTTTTCTTTTACTGTCAATTTTCTATCCATATCACTTTATTTTTTTAATTCTTTAATTCTCAATTGAAAAATCTACCCCTATTCATCTCGAACCGGAATAGTTTCGCTACATTTGTAGCTGATAAAAAACATTATCTTATCTTAAATTCAACTATTATGAATTCATTTAATGAAAGCATTTCTGTTATTACTGTTACTATGGGACGCTATCAGGACGGTGGAGGCATAGAAGGGTATCAGTTGGATGAAAAAGCTGCCAAAGCCTTTTGTAAAACTTATTATGGTATCTATAAATTCCTTGACTATGATGAGAAGTCCGGTTGGTATCGGTTCTCTATCTCCATTCTCCGCGACCACTTTTTAAGTAACAACATTGCAGATGCCCTGAGAACATTTATGCTACTCCATGATTTCAGTTTCCTGCATTGTAACAAGGAGGACATTCTTGATCCTGATCCAGAAGCGACTGAAGAATAGAGGAGTTTTTCACTAAAGCCTCATAAGGAAAGCGCGCTGTTCTGACAAGTTCAATGCGCTTTCCTTTTATTAATTTCTTATAATACACATATCCAATTCGAGATATTACTACAGATGCAGGTATTACGCTAATTGTTGTTGCCATATCCGTACCATTTATAAAGTTACCGTATCATTTATCACCGCCTTCACATTTCCATGAGAGTCCAACACTTTCACCGTACGTTTGACAGAGTCTGTCACATCAATAATCTCTACCAACTTACCACCATTAATTAGAGCAGCTTCCCTAATTTTTGCAGCCTGCACGCTGTTACGTTTGAAGTCAAGTGCATAACACACACTGCGGTGTGTCACATTGAACATCCGGGCAAGTTTCTCTTTGCCTGAAGCACTCAGTTCAATCTTCTTTCTGATTTTGTTCTCCATATCTAAATTTTGATTAAAATAATTCTTATCTTTGGGGCTGTTCTGCTTGAACACGATGCAAATCTAAGTGATAATTTTCAACCATGCAAATAAATGCGTGATAATTTTCATCTATATGGGTAATATTTTATCAAGAATTCAAGAAATAGCTATAAAAGAGGGGATAACTATCACTGCTATGGAACGTAGTATTGGTGCCAGTAAAGGCGTGTTATCAAGAGCTATAGCCAATGGTACCGACATTCAATCTAAATGGTTACAAAACATAGTTGAAAATTATCCCTTATATTCTGCAGATTGGCTTATCACAGGACGTGGCTCTATGCTTCGTCACGAGCCAACATCTACTAATTTCGCTCCTACAGCGTCGTTGCCTATCAATAATGATTTTGTTTCAATCCCACTGGTGGACATCTCTGTTGCAGCAGGCTGCTGTGGCTACGATAACCCCGATTATTTGGAAGTAGTAGATACCATAAAAATGCCTTTATCCATGGTGCGTAATAGTGAGAAATACTTCTGCGTCCGCATTAAAGGAGAAAGTATGTCACCCACATTATTGGATAGCTCCTACGTTATCGTGAGATTACTCGACCGTTCTGAATGGCAGGACATGCCCGACCAGCACATTTATGTTATCAGTGACACTGATGGGCGTTCATATATCAAACGCATCAAAAACAGATTTCGCCAGCATGGTTTTCTCGTCTGTATGTCAGATAATGTAGATAAAATCAATTACCCCAATTTTAATTTGGAAACTCAGGAGATAAACACCATACTTCATGCAGAATGGTACTTCAGTGCTAAAATGCCGAATCTCAATGAAACATATTACGACAAGGTTAATCAGTTGGAAGATGATATGGATGTCATGAAAGGGCAGATGCAACAATTATTGCGTGCTATCAATGTGAAGTAAGGCGACATCCGTAAGTCTTCTAAATAATAAGTAATAATCAATAAGATGAACAAGCTAAAACATAAACACACATACAATCACATGTTTTTTAAGGAGACAGAGTCGCACCTATATGATATGAATGATCATTTTTGGGCACTTGTGGATGATATCTGTTCTCGAAATCCGAATATAGAAGTCAGCGTTGAAGAATTTCTGGTAAAACCTGTTCATGTTTCCGGTTTTGCAAAGGATGTCCGATTTTTCTGTGACTGCAGTAAATTACTAATGGATTTACAACAGGTTTACCTGAAGTATTACCACCTTGTGCCTCTTCAATTAAAGGAGCCATATAAGGAAACAGATGAGATATTCCAGGATGTGCCGGAGCGTACATAGTATAACGATACATGTCCATCCATAGCCTCGTAATATCTAAAGGGGTTACATCATCGGAGATATCTATTTCATTCGTATTGCATTGCCAATCAATAATACTATTGTCGTTTTCATCCACGACATCAAAAGCTATAATCAACCGTTTTGCCATAATTTTGAATTTAATAGAAATAAGAAAACAACAAATTGGATAAATTTACTCGCTAGTATTGTTGGTATTATTGGCGCTTGGAAGGCCTACTCTTAGCTCGTTGACTTTTTCCAATATTTTAGTGTATAGTTCTCGATATCCTGCATCTTCGATGCCACTTATATATCCATTAATAGGTTCATATCCGTTTACTGCACAAAATAGGATTTCGAGTGCATGCTGATACCGTGGAAGTTCCTTGTGCGAATAGAGAACCTTGCGGATGATATTTCTTTTTATAATAGGAATATCTATTTTCATTACTAAATAATGCTCCCGGCACAATCACCGGGAGCGTTTCCATCAACAATCAATCAATTACCTTAAAATCTCCGTACGTTTAATTCCCTCAGACGGAGCACTGAATAGTGGGAACGTTCGTCTCTACCTTCAAAAACCATTGTGGCAGCAACAAGACTCGAACTTGTGACAAAAGAACTGCACACATGTATCATCACGTATGCATATCTGCGCTCTACCAACTGAGCTATACTGCCAATTATTTGTGACGCGCACGCGTTTATGACGCTAAAATAGCATTTATTTTATAAATGTATACTATAAATCAAGTACTTATAAAAGAGATACAACCGTATCACTTACCAAAATAACTATACTATCCCCCTATAAATGTTTATTTAAACACCTAAAAACATAACTTAAAAGGAAACATCATATAAAATACGCCCTTTTCTAATTATTAAAATAGTATGCCTAAACCACGTTACATAAGCTTATTACTTATGAAAAAAGTATGCCTTATCAGTATGCCTTATAGTATGCCTAAACTCATTTTTAACATTTCACTCTATGGCTATTCATTGATACCACTTTATCCGTTTGGGCATATAAAAGAACTTATGAGACCATATTCTCTAAACGCCTTAAATAGTACATATTTTCTTTGTAAATACTCTATATAATTATTATTTAGAATATCTTTGCAAAAGAAACTTCTAAATGATGAATTTATGACTAAGGTAATTCACGTACATCTCATTTTTGAGAAGAAGGACTATTATTTCGGTAGTATCAGCGCCATCTACACCGTCCTAAATGATGCTCAAATAGGTATCAAAAAGAACTCTTTGCTTCATGCTGGTCTCACTGATGGTGGCGTTAAGATAACCCGTAGAGCCATTATCAAGCAGTCTCACCTTATTCGTAATACTCAAAATAACCTCACCTCAAAGTATACAGAAAAGGGCTAAATTACGCCTCAAAAAGCATCAATTCAGCCCTCATTTTATCTCAATGTAACATTTGACTGTTTAAATCATTTTTGTTTCCAGTTCAAATGTAACACTCATGTCCCATAATGTAACAACTCGATTTGATTTCTCAGATACGTCCAAATATGCATCAATCCCTTTGTACATCGGCGTTTCAGCTACATTTACAACTATCTTCATTTACATACAAAGTGAATTGTCCCCCTTACGTATGACTGAAACAATCAAGTACTGTGTTACAAATCAAAAACACTTAGTAATGGTGAACATCCTCTCATGTTATGTGTCTGTAAAGACGGAAAACGGAAGTACCAAAGTCTTGGCGTATCCATAAAAGCAGAGCAATGGGATTTCAAGGCAAACCAGCCAAAAGCCAAATGTCCAAATCGTGAAAGAATAACCATTCTCATAAACGAAAAAATCACAGAAATACAAAAGGCAGCTTTAGACAAGAGAACACTATGCAAGGGTATTGGATCAGAATATTTTCAAGGATATGCAAAAAGTAAATAGGGATCAACGTAACAATCTGAGGGATTTTATATTTAAGCATATAATTTAGCAAGTC